ACGGGTGCAACATTAACTAAGGGAACGGTTGTTTATATAAATGGGGCATTAGGAAATAAGCCAACTGTTGCTAAAGCATTAGCGACAACTGATGCTACTTCTGCACAAACTTTTGGATTAATACAAGCGGACATACCAAATAACTCAAACGGATATTTAGTAGCGTTTGGCGATTTAGATGGGTTAGATACAAGTGCGTTGACTGAAGGTGTGCAATTATATTTAAGTTCAACAACGGCTGGTGGATATACAATTACTAAGCAATATGCACCTAACCATTTGGTGTATATAGGTGTGGTTACTCGTTCACATCCAACACAAGGTAGGATTGAGGTTCGTATTCAAAACGGATATGAACTTGATGAAATTCACGATGTTTCAGCGCAAACTCCATCAAACAATGACGGGTTGTTCTACAATTCAACGAATTCATTGTGGGAAAACAAAAGCATTGCGACTGCTTTAGGGTTTACACCCGTAACTTCAGCACGAACACTAACAATAAATGATGTGGCATTTGATTTGTCGGCAAATAGAAGTTGGTCTGTAGGAGATTTTGGTACTTGGTAAAATATACATATATTTGTTAAAACTTAAGTTATGGACACAATCACATCTTTGAAGGCGAAAGCCTATGATTTATTAGCGAATCTTGAGTACATTCAAAAACAACTGCAAGAGGTTAACCAACAGATTGCAGAAGAAATGCAGAAGAATGATAAGGCTGATAGTAGTAATTAGTCTATTTGCTAGTTGTGTTTCTGAAAAGAAGCTAGTTAAATTCTGTGCAGAGAAGTACCCATGTGATACTACTATTGTGCGAGTTGATACTAGCTTTTTTTCTGATACGCAGTACATCAAGACTGAAACAATAGATACTTTCATTGTAACGCAAAATAAGACGATTCTAAAGGTTAAATATGTAGAATCAACTGCTAAGCTACAATTAGCAAAAGAGAGCCATAAAAAGGAGTTTAAGAGGCTCTACGATGAATATTTAAAAACTATCCTAGATTTAAATAAGACATTAGATAAAATAGCTAAAGATACTGCTAGACTTTCCGATAAGATTAGGAAACTAGAGAAAGAGAAAGGAGAGTTAAAAACAAAGTTAAAGAGTGCGAATAACTTTAAATGGAAAACCATAGGAATAGGAGTACTTTTGTTACTCATTGTGTTTTTAAAGTGGTTTAAGCCCCGACTTTTCTAAGTTAGGGCTTTTTTTCTGAAAAATATTTAGGGAAAATTGTGCTTTGTATTATATTTAGGTTTATATTTGTATAAATAAACCACAAAGTTATGAACACAATTAAAATCAAAGGCAAGGACTATGTTACAGTCAGCGAAAGGCTAAAGCATCTAGCCGAGAATTATCAGTATTCAATCAAGACAGATTATCAGTATTTCCCAGAACGTAAAATGTGGGTAGTTAAAGCTACCTTAATGATTATCAAATCTAGTGCAAAGTTTATTTATACAGGTCTAGCACAAGAAATTGAATCAAATAATTATAAAGAGGTTAACCATACTTCAGCACTAGAGAACGCAGAAACATCTGCAGTAGGTAGAGCTTGTGCAATGGCTGGAATAGGAATAGACGGAGGTATAGCATCTGCAGAGGAAGTAAACAAGGCTATCAACCGAGTAGACGAAGTAGGAGAGGAGGCTAGGTTAAAGTTATTGTCTATGCTAGAAAATACAACATACGAAGAAAGACAAAAAGAGATTCTAGCTTTACGAATTGAGGATATAAAAACTGCAGAGGAATTTGACAAAGCGTACCAGAATCTAGAAATGAACCAAATCCAAGACAAGGATAGAATAGCGATGGGTTTAAATTACAATCAATCAGACATAAAAAAAGCACTCAATGTTGGAAAAACTAAATGACCACTATAGCAGGATGATAGCTTTCTTAGAAAAGCCTATGGGTAGCGAATACGAGCCATTACTAGACCGATTAGATAAGCTAGGAGTACTAATAGCTAAAGCAGGACAATACCAAGTAGAATGTCAATATAAAATAGACGAGGTTATAGATATTGAATGTCAAGTAAACCTAGAACTATTAGATAAATATTCTGCAAGTACTTTTAACATGATGGTCAAGGCTAAAGCTAAAGATTGGACTAGATTAAAGACTGGATTTGAGAAATGCTATTCATCTGGAGTTCACCAAATGGAGGCTATTAGAACAGTAATAAGTTTTGAAAAAGCTAAAATGCAAATTTTATGAACCATTTTACTAAAATACCACCTGCCGAAAGAATGGTGTTACTCGCTAAGATTTACCATAATATGTGGTATGATGAAACAAGATTTAACTTTATTATGGAAATAATAGAGGACTGGGAAAAGAACCCAATTAAGGAAGCTAAATTTTTAAATGAAATAACAAATGGAACAGAAATCACAGAAACCGAACTACGCTAAAGGAATCTTTTTGACTAAGAGAAAGTCAAAAGCAGGAAAAGAGTATCTAGAGTTATCAATTAAAAAAGATGTAGGCTATGATAAGTACCTATGTTTTCTATCAGACAAGATAGACCAATTTGGTAACCAGACTTTTTCAGTAATGGTAAAAGAAGAACAACCAAAAACAGACCTACCCTTCTAATGAAAAGAGAACAAATTAAATCACTTATTAAATCACACTACTTAATGATTAACAGACTTGAAACTTTACTGGATGAAGAACCAGTAAGTATAAAGAAAAAAACGTGCCCTGCAGATAAAGTTATTGACTTAGTAAACGAAGCCTTCAACACAGAATGTAGGGAAAACACAAGAAGAAAAAGAGTAGTATTTGCTAGGCATTGTGCAGCCTATTTATTAAGAGAATATACCAATATGACCTTAGTAGATATAAGCAATTCTTTAGGAAATACAGACCATGCAACCTGCTCACATTCAATTAAAACTGCTAAAAACCTTATCCAGACAGATGAGGATTATGCAAATAAAGTATCTAAAATTAGGTTAGTTTTAGAAGAAAAGTAGTATATTTGTTTTATGAAGGTAGCCGACTTCATTAGAAACTTTTTTAATTCCTTATTGGGGGATGGGCGGCTACCCTGAACCCAATAGGGATTTTTTATTTTATGTCTAAAGACCCAGCAGTGCTATTATACACAAGCGATTTTTTAAGCGGAACTTTTACCATGTCAGATGAACAGGTAGGTAGGTATATAAGACTTTTGTGCTTACAACATCAAAAAGGTAAACTAACCGAAAAGGATATGCAGAGCATATGCAAAGGATATGATTCTGATGTTTATGAGAAATTTGATTTAATAGATGGGTGTTATATAAACAAAAGGATGTATGAGGAAGCAGAAAAGCGTTCTAAGTTTACAGAATCTAGAAGAAAGAATGCTAGTGCTAAGCATATGCCTAACCATATGGAAAATGAAAATGAAAATATAAATGAAAATAGAAATAGAAATGTATTAGTATATCCAAGTTCAGAATTTCAAATTTTATGGGAGCAATGGATAGATTATAAAAAAGAAGAACATAAGGATAAATATAAATCTACAAAGACTGAACAGATAGCTATAAATAATTTAATTAAATTGTGCAATGGGGATTTAAAAATAGCAGAGGAAATAGTTAACAATAGCATAGCTAATAAATACAAGGGATTATTTGAAATAAAATATTACGGACAGAAGGCAGCACCTAAAGACAAGATGCAGCAATACGTTGAAAAATTTGATGAAATAAAAAGACAAATCAATGCAAGAAATAACACTAGCGAAGCAGACAACGAGATTAAAAGATTGTCATTCTAATAAGATTGTAGATACAATAGCTAAGGGGTTAATGATTCTTGGTTTAAGAGGTGAAATGATACCTACATCACCAGAATTTAATTATATGGTAGATATGTTACAAAAAGACTTTGCTAATTTACCAATAGGAGAACTAGACCTAGCATTTGAACTAATGGCTAAGAATAAGCTAGATGAGAATCCAGAAACCTATCAGAACTTTTCTGTTTTATACCTAAGCAGAATGATGGGTGCATACGCTAGATATGTAAGAGCAAACTACCAAGAACCAAAGCAGGAGTTTATACAGATAGAGCAGCCTAAACTAGATACCCAAGAGATGTTTGATTTTGCTCTGGATATTTACCTAAAGTCTAAAGATAAAAGTTTTGATAAGATATTTATGGCTCTGGAAGTTTTTAAACATATATTGAAAAATAACTTGATGGATTTTAATTATTCTGAAATATATAACTTAACTTTAATAAAGCTAAAGGAAAGGATAATAGACAGAGAATCTAAGAATAAGATAAACGAGATTCTAAGAGATGAAGACCAGCTAGAGAATATGTGCAGAAGGATGGCAGTTAAAATTTATTTTGATTCACTATAAAAAAAACACATGAGTTACGATTTCGTTAGCATTGACAACAAAGATTCTGTAGTTTACAGAATAGCACATCTTCTAAAGAATAGAAGTGAAACAGGAATAAGGAAATACGGCACAACCTTAGACCGAACAGACCTAGAAGTAAAGCAATGGATTGACCATGCAATAGAAGAATGTTTAGACCAAGCCTTGTATCTGCAACGCATAAAAGATTCTTTATGAAACAATCAGATTGCTGCGGTGCAGAAATGACCGAACCTGTAATGGAAGATTACGGAATATGTCCAGAATGTCAAGACCATTGCGAATGGGTAGATTATGATTCAGATGATGATTCTATTTATAACAACTTTTGCCACGAAGGAGGGATAAAATATGAAAGATAAACTATCAGTAGAATGGTGGAAATTATTGCTTGTTTTTATTTCAGCTATATTATTAGAAGCAAATAGTGTAGCTGGTTTCAGATTTCTTATGGATAAAAATTGGTTCGGAATGGTTTTGATGGTAGGAGTAAATCCATTTTTATCATTACCAATGAATCATTTTTCAATACAACAAAAGACATTTGGACAAAGGGCATTAATTGCATTTGCATTTTCTTTTGGTTTTATTGTAGGTGTTGTAACAATTAGACCTTTTTTTATATGAAAGCAATACTTGAATTTGACCTAGACAACCCAGACGATTTACAAAGTTATAACCTTTGTAATAACGCTGCTAATATGCACTCTTGCTTATTTCAGTTTGACCAAAAGTTAAGAAGTATGTGTAAGCATACGGATAATGAAGAAGCCTGTGAAATTAGAGAGTTACTATATGAATACTTAAACCAATATAATATCAGTTTATGAAAACAGATAAAATAGTAGTAATGCTACAAAAAAACCAAGAAAGATTAAATCTGCATTGGAAAGTAACTAATAAAGTAAAGATGTTTGAGCATAACGGATTATGGTATGATGAATCTTTCCTAGAGCAGATGTTCCCAAAATATGAACTTTGCAAGTACATGAGCAAAGGAGAAAACCCAGATGGTAAATCACTAAAATAAAATATATGAACTACCAACAAACAGACAATTTCGGAAATAAAATTACCTTAGAATCTGGAAAGCCAATGCCTATTAGATTATTCCTAAAAGGTAAAAGACCTAAACTTATTGCTCACTATGACTGGGATAGCAGAACCTTAATAGTAAAAAGAAATTCAGCTAGACACTTCCATTACACTTCTAAATCTTATGGGTTTAATTTTGCTATTCTTGATAGCCTAGAAATAAACGAAGTGCATTTAACAATAGATAAAGAAAGATTTAATATTCCTTTTAAGGCTTTTGAATCAGCTAGGGTTTTAAACTTTAGCCAACAAGGTTTTGAAGTACAAAAATTCCTACCAGTAGAAATAATTAGGAGATATGAGATGCAACTTGTGTAATAAACATTTTACAGTAACAACCTATAAAACCAAACGAGGCTTGGAAAAATGTCCTCATTGCGGATATGACTGCAGCAGAATTAACGAGATATGCAAAGGCTCTACTAGAAAGACAAGGTTACAGATTGAACAGAGTAAACAACATCCCAGTAAGACGCAGGAAGGGAACGATAGAAAAGGGATGGGCAGACCTGCAAGGCTACACTAGTGATGGTATTTATGCAGCTATAGAGGTTAAGACTGAACTAGACCGATTAAGACCAGAACAGATAGAACGGTTAAAAGATGCTTTTAATTGTGGAGCAAAGGTGTATATTTGTACTGTAGATGAAAACAAAGAACCCTTATTAGTAGAATTTGCCAATACTCCGTTCTGATATTTTAGTAGAATTTTGGCAATCGCATGAAGTAAACGAGGCGATTAGCAAGATGCACCCTGTAGAACTCCAAGAGGAACTAAAAAGCGAATTGTTTTTAAGAATAGCAGAAATACCAGAAGAAAAGCTAATAGACCTTTATAATAAAAAGCAGTTAAGGTTTTATGTAGTAAGAATAATGTTAAATCTAATTAGAAGTACAGACCATAAATTTTATAAGAAGTTTAGAAATTTTGTAGAGTATGTACCGATAGAGGTAGTAGAGCAGGAGCAGTTAGATGTTACTAATATTGTTAAAGAGCATTATGAATCTTTATACTGGTATGAGAAGGAGATATTTAGGTTATATACTTTTGAGTTTAACTGCAATGCTAAAAAGTTAAGTATTGCTTTGGGGATTCCTTACATATCAGTTGTAAGAACTATAAATAAAATAAAGCAGGATTTAAAAACCAAGATAAGACAATGATAATTATAGCAGCAGTTTGTTTTGCGGTTTTCTTTGTGGATATACATAGATTCTATTCTAAGTGGAATCTAAACTTTAAACCTTTTAATTGTGCTTCATGCCTAGCTAGTTGGACTGCACTAGGTTTATATTTCTGCCCTGCTATTATACAAGAGATTGTTTTAGTAATGTTTGCTTCTGGAGTAGCTGCACCAATAATTAAAATTTTAATAGATATAATATGGAACAAGAGCACAAAGATTACCTAGAACAAAACATAAGTAATTATCATACCTGCCAGAATGGGTATATAAGAAACCTAGACATTTACCTTTTAAATATGTATGAGCATATTTACAAGACATATCTAGACCCACAATTTGTTTTAACTAAGTGGTGTTCTAGTTGCGTTATGGATTGCGTACAAAGACTTTATGCATATTATCTATCACTTCCACAAGAGCAGGTTCAGACTTTAGCAGTAAAAGAACCCAACATAGAAATAGAAGTAAGAAAAAAAGGTAGACCTAAAAAAAATGAGAATACTAGGAATAACACAGAAGCATAGTGGAGTAGGTTGGCACAGAATAATGATGCCATTAACCCACATGAAAAAAGACTATTGTCTAATTACTGATTTATTAAATGAAGAAGTACTAGAGAAGGGTTTTGATATTGTTGTTATAAATAGGATGCTCAACATTGATACAGAGCAGATAGAAAAATGGAAAGCTAAATACAATTTTAAATTAGTAGTAGATAATGACGACTACTGGAAGTTAGATGCTACTCACGTTCTTTATCAAAGATACATGAGTGGAGATATAGCTAATAAAATAACTAACTATCTAAGACTAGGAGATATAGCAACTGTAACCCATGAAAGACTAGCAGAAGAAGTTTATCAGTATAATAAAAATGTTCATATAATTCCAAATGCTTTACCCTACGGAGATGAGCAATACCTAGATAAAAAGATTCCTAGTGATATTGTTAGGTTGTTTTGGTCTGGTTCAGATACTCACCAGCACGATTTAAAAATATTGAAAGAGCCTGTTAAAAGATTTAACAACCTACCTGTCAAAATGGTAATGGCTGGATATGTTGATAACCATGTATGGGATACAATGGCTTATTATTTTTCTGCAGGAAGAAAACTAGATACTAAGATTTACCGCTATAACGATGTTACTAGATATATGGAGGCTTACGGAGATTCCGATATAAGCCTTATTCCGTTAGTTGATTCTAAGTTTAACGGAATGAAATCTAATTTAAAGATTTTAGAAACCGCAGCTAAAAGAAATCCTGCTATTGTTTCAGATGTTCATCCTTATAAGGATATGCCTGTTTTTTATGTGAAAAAGCAAACAGATTGGTTTAAATGGGTTAAACTTTTAGCTAAAGACAAATGGCTAAGAGAAGAATCTGGAAAGGAACTATACCAGTATTGTTATGACAATTTTAACCTAAGTGTGATAAATCAACAAAGGGAAAGCATTTATAGACAGATGTTATAAATATCTGTAAGCTATGCCCGTACTTAAGTGCAAAAATCAAAAATACAGAATAGGTAGCGGTTCGTGTATATACGAAACTGAAGAAGCAGCACATAGAGCATGGGCAGCCATAAGGGTATCAATGGCTGAATCATTTAACGACTATCCACAATCAGCAGTAAACGCAGCAAAGAGAGCAATAGCTTGGGCAGAAAAAAACGGATGGGGTTCTTGCCTAACTCAAACTGGGAAAGCCAGAGCCTACCAATTAGCTAATAAAGAAAACATTACGAGAGAAACGATTAGCAGGATGGCAAGTTTTGCTAGGCATCTGCAATATAAAGACGTTCCATATTCGGAAGGATGCGGAGGTTTAGCAGTTGACGCTTGGGGAGGACAGGCAGGAATTGAATGGGCACAAAGAAAATTAAAAGAATTAAAAGGTGAGTAGATTAGAAGAACTAGGGATAAACTTAGGTTTGTCTGTGGCAGGTTTTTTCGGTTCAATATTCTTTATAGAAAAAGGAAAAGACTTGCGAGAAACTTTAGTAGCTATGTGCGGAGGAGTTGCTTCTGCTAATTACTTAACACCTGTAGTTAGTGACTGGTTTGGAATAGATAAGATTAACCATCAATTTTCTGTAGCCTTTATTTTAGGCTTCATGGGATTAAAGGGAGTTGAAAGAATGGCTCATAAATTTTTTAACCAAAAATCAAAATAATGAAAGAGTACTTTCAGAACATCAAAACAACCCTATTCGGTGCGATTGCAGGACTTCCTTTGCTTTTAGAAGGTATTGCATCAAAGAACTGGGAGAAAGCCTTAGAAGGTCTAGGAATCCTTTTAATAGGAATTTTCGCTAAGGATGCCAAGTGATAAAATCACAATAGAACGAATAGCATTGCTTCACCCTAAATTAAGGGGTGAGGCTTTAGCTATTTATGAGGAAATTTGCGAATCTTTAACAAATAGTGTTTGCAGGTTTTCTTACACGTTTAGAACATTTGCAGAGCAGGATAAATTATTTGCACAGGGTAGGATTACAAAAGGTGCAAAAGTAACTAACGCAAGGGGTGGGCATTCTTACCATAACTACGGATTAGCTTTAGATATAGTACTACTATTAGATAGAGATAAAAACGGATTATACGAAACTGCTATCTGGGATGTAAAAGGCGATTTTGATGGGGATGGTAAAGCAGACTGGATAGAGGTGGTTAATATATTTAAGCAATTTGGTTGGGAGTGGGGCGGTGATTGGAGGTTCGTAGATAACCCACATTTTCAGAAAACATTCGGGTATTCAGTTAGGCAATTACTTGATTTACATACAAGAGGCAAAATAGATAAGAACGGATATGTTCTAATATGAAAGGAAAAATAGTTAAGGATTATCTTGCTATGTATCCAGACATGAAATGTTATACTCTAGCAAAAAAGATATTTTTAGAGAATGTAGGTATATTTAAAAATATAGAAAATGCTAGACAAATAGTAAGACATTATAAAGGATTAAAAGGAGAAACAAACAGAAAGGTTCTAAAAGATAGAACACACCAAGTACCTTTAACCTACGACACTACAAATACCAAAATGGAAAAAATTAACACTAGTGCTAAGGTTCTTATTTTGGATATAGAAACTGCTCCTATCTCTGCATACGTTTGGGGGATTTGGAATCAAAACGTAGGAACGCACCAGATACAATCGGATTGGTTTTGCTTAACTTGGGCAGCTAAATGGTTGTTTGAAAATAAAGTATATTCCGCTAAACTCAAACCTAAAGAAGTAACAAGCCAAGACGACAAAAGAATAATAGAAGCAATCTGGAGGCTAGTTAATGAGGCTGATATAGTTATAGCACATAACGGGGAAAAGTTTGATATGCCGAAATTAAACTCTAGATTCATCATTAACGGATTAAATCCTCCATTACCCTATCAACAAATAGATACTCTAAAACATATAAGAAGGCAGTTCGGGTTTACTAGTAATAAGCTAGACTATGTAAACAAACTTTTAAACTTAGAAAGGAAAAAAGAAACTAACTTTGAATTGTGGGAAAGATGCATGAAAGGTAATGCAAATGCATTGTCTGAAATGGAGGCTTATAATGTTCAAGATGTTCGTATCTTAGAAGAAACGTACTTACTAATAAGGGCATGGATAAAACCACATCCAAACATGGGATTGTTTATTCTAGACGAGAAAGAACACAGATGCCCTAATTGTGGAAGTGCAGAACTAACCGAGCAGGGCAAAAACTATAATACTACTGCTAATGTTTATACTTTGATGAGATGTGATAATTGTGGAGCAGCAAGTAGAAAAAGACTAGGTACAGCAACAATAAATGAAAAAAGACATTTACTAATATCAACTGCTAAATAATGTTACCTAAAAAATTTAACAAAATGAGTATAGAAGAACAAGAGATTTATTTAACAAATAAATTAAGTGACTTATACAAGACAGAGAAATACTTACGCAAAGCGTTAGCATCTGTTAGAAATAAAGTTAAAGTAGAGGTAAGCGAAGAAGAAAGACCAGACTTAGCAATTTTAAAAAGTGAGGATTAAAGTAAAATATAAAGATTTGCGTAAAGACCGAGTATGGGGGTTTGCTGATTCAGTCGGAGTGATTGAGTTAGATAAATCTTTAAAGGGAAAGAAGCACCTTGAGATACTTCTACATGAAGTTTTGCATCTACTTCTTCCCGAAGCAGAAGAAGAAGAAATAGTAAAAAAAAGTGTAACTTTGTGTAATACACTTTGGCACGAAAAGTATAGAAGGGTAGACGATAAGGAAGGGATGCCATTACAAGATGGTTCACTATGAGAAAACACACTAAGATATATTTTGACTATTTCGGTTATACAGGGCAGGAGTTTATAGCTTGTGAAGTTTGCGGTAAGCGTGGAGTTGATATTCACCACATAGATTGCAGAGGTATGGGAGGAAGTAAAGAAAAAGATAAGATAGAAAACTTAATGTCTGTTTGTAGGGAGTGCCATATAAAATACGGAGATAAAAAAGAGTACATGGATTTCCTAAAAGAAAAGCATTCTGAATTTATGTATAACTATGGTAAGTTCTACTAATTATATACATCCTACGGCTATCATTTATCCTAACGTTGTGCTAGGATATGGTAACTATATTGGTGCTTATTGTATCATTGGTAGTCCTGCCGAACATAAGACTAACTGGGGTAAAACTAATGATATAGTTGTAATAGGTGATAACAATGTTATCACAGGACTAGTAACTATTGATGGAGGGATGGAAAATATAACCTACATAGGCAATAGGAATTTTTTTATGAAGGGAGTACACATCGGGCACGATTGCCATGTTTGGGATGATGTTATTATAAGTTGCGGTGCAAAGGTTGGAGGGCATACTTACATAATGGAAAAAGTAAACATAGGACTAAACGCAGTAATACATCAAAGGCAAACAATAGCAGAGGGGTGTATGATTGGTATGGGGTCGGTAATAACCAGAAAGCTAATAACTAAACCTTATTCTAAATACGCTGGTAACCCAGCTAAATATATTGGAAGTAATGAAGGCAGCAATAGTTCTACTAGATTATCTTAGGCATCAACATACTGCACAAGCGGTAGCTAGTTTTCTATTAGGAAACTATCCTTATGATATGTTTACCATTGATAAGAAGGGAATAGCTGCAGCATTAAACGAGGGAATAAGAAAGACTAAAGATTATGACATTGTAGCTTTCTGCGGTAATGATATTGTATTACCTAACAACTGGTTGCTAATGGCAGTACAACATATTCAAGCAATACCAGAAACAGGAATGTGTGGAATCTATTGTGTGGAAACTCTACCTAAGACAGAGGTAATAAACGGAATAGAAGTGCATCCTACTTGGGCAACATTCGGAAATGTTATAATACCTAGAAAAGCTATAGACACTGTAGGATATTTTAACGAAGCCTATGACCCTTATGGGATGCAGGATAGCGACTACGGATTAAGGCTAACACAATTAGGATTTAAAAGTTACTATATAAAAGGTTTACAAAGTTCTCATATAGGACATGATGTAGGAGAGCAGACAGATTATAGAAGAATGAAAGACGAAGGATTAAACAAGGCAGGAGAAATATGGTCAGAATATACTAAACTATACGAAGAATCAAATAACTATACAATATTTTACGATGAGTACAGTAGGTAGACCAACAGACTACAAACCAGAGTATTGTCAGATGCTAATAGACCACATGAGTGAAGGCTATAGCTTTGAATCTTTTGGGGGTATTGTTAGCGTTTCTGAAAGAGTTTTATATGATTGGGAAAAAGCACATCCAGAATTTCTGCACTCCAAAGAGATAGGAACTCAAAAATCAATGGTATGGTGGGAGAAAATAGGAAGAAGTGGAATGATTAATGAGATACCATTCTTTAATGATAGAATCTGGAGGCTTAACATGATTAACAGATTTAGAAGTAAATGGAGTGATGGCACTAAGAACGAGAATAACGATAAAGTAAAAACAGAAATAGTTGTTAGATACGAAGGAGATACCGATAACGCTGAAGAAACCACATAAAGCACAGAGGCAAGTCTTAGAAAGTAAGGCTAGGTTTATTGTTTTAATGTGTGGGCGAAGGTGGGGTAAATCTCTTATATCCCAGAATATTTCTATACAAGATGCTTTGCAAGGTAAACTAGTTGCTTACATAACTCCTACTTATCAATTAGCTAAAGTGTTCTTTGAGGACATGAGTAAGCTAATACCAACAGAAGCAGCAACTATCAATAAATCAGATTTAACTTTTCACTTTGTTACGGGTGGAGTAATTAGATTCTTTACAGGAGAAAAACTAGATAACCTAAGAGGTCAGAAATTCCACAGAGCAATACTAGACGAAGCACCTTATATTAAAAATCTAGAGCAGGGATGGTTAAACTCAATTAGACCAACGCTAACAGACTTTAAAGGTTCAGCTATCTTTGTATCTACCCCTAGAGGTAAAGACTTCTTCTATAGCCTTTATATGAAGCAGGAGCAGGATAACTGGCAATCATTTAAGTTTACTACTTATGATAATCCACATATTGACAAGGGAGAGATAGACGAAGCTAGAAGGCAACTACCTGCACCAGTATTTGAGCAGGAGTATCTAGCTAACCCTATGGAGAACGCTGCTAATCCGTTTGGTTCTGAAAACATTAAGGCTTGTATAAGACCACTAAGTAACCAAGAGCCTGTATGCTTTGGTATTGACTTAGCCAAGAGTTATGACTGGTCGGTTATTATAGGACTAGACGCAGGAGGTAATGTTTGCTATCTAGATAGATTCCAAAAGGACTGGCATACAACTAAACAAGCTATTTTAAAGCTACCTAGAAAGCCTATCTTGTTAGATTCTACAGGAGTAGGTGACCCGATATTTGAGGAGTTACAAAGAGCAGGTCTTATGGTAGAGGGGTTAAAGTTTACCTCTAATTCTAAACAGCAGCTAATGGTAGGACTACAAAACGCAATTCATACTAAATCAATAGCCTATCCAGACGGAGTTATAGTTAACGAGTTAGATATATTCGAATATCAGTTTACAGCTAATGGAGTAAAATACTCTGCTCCTTCTGGCTTTCATGACGATTGTGTTATGGCTCTATCTCTATCATGGCAGAACTGGCAAAGCAGAATGGGTAAAGGTAAATATAGTTTTATATGAAGCAAGTATATTATAATTATTTATTGTGGGAGGACTACCAGAATGGGATGTGGAAAAAACATTCTAAAGAAGTAGAAGAACAAATGTGCATTGATGCTTTAGAGTTTATGCAGGATGTAGAACGCTGGGGGGATGCTATGATAAAGGTTGTAAAGGAATGGAAATATACAACCGAACATAACCTATCAGACCCACAGACAAACAAAAAAGCGTTTATAGGTCAATGTGCAGTATGCTATGAACTAGGCATACCAGAACATATTACTAGAGAGGTTTGGGGAAAATTAACAGAAAAAAATCAGATAGAAGCTAACAATAAAGCAAAAAAAGCTATATCTTTGTTTAAACTAAACCACTTAGAGTATGAACTCAAAACACTTTTTGACTAAGAATGTCTACGAAGAATCTATAGACAGGATAGCATGGACTTTTGATAACTTTGAAAAAGTTTACCTTTCTTTTTCTGGCGGTAAAGATTCAACCGTAATGATGCATCTAGTAATGGCAGAAGCTAAAAAAAGGAATCAAAAAATCGGGGTGTTGTTTGTAGACCTTGAAGGTCAGTACAAAATAACAATAGAACACGTTCATAATTTATACAAAGAATATAAAGAGTGGATAGTTCCTTATTGGGTTTGCTTACCAATACATCTAAGAAACGCAGTATCTGTTTTTGAAACACATTGGATTTGCTGGGATGAAAATAGAAAAGAAGACTGGATAAGAGAATTACCTAAAGGGTGTATAAACGATGCTAATTACTTTCCTTTTTTCTATGAAGGTATGGAGTTTGAAGATTTTGTACCAGAGTTTGGAAGCTGGTATGCAGAGGGCAAAACGTGTGCTTGTTTTGTAGGGATTAGAACTAGTGAAAGTTTAAATAGATGGCGAACTATTGCAAGTGATAAAAAGCAGAAGTTTGCAGATAAGAAATATACTACTCTAGTTAAAGATAGTGTTTATAATGTCTATCCTATTTATGACTGGAAAACCCAAGACCTTTGGATATATCACTATAAGTTTCCAGAATGTAAGCATAATAAGTTGTATGACCTAATGAACATGGCAGGGTTAACAATAAATCAAATGAGAATCTGTCAACCTTATGGAGATGACCAAAGAAGGGGATTGTGGTTATTTCATTTGATAGAACCAGAAACATGGGCAAAGGTAGTAGCTAGAGTTAATGGGGCAAATAGCGGTGCTTTGTATATCAATGAGAACGGAAATATAAACGGCTACAGAAAAGTAACTAAACCAGAGAATCACACATGGAAAAGTTTTGCTAACTTATTAATTAACTCAATGCCCCCAAAGACTAAGGAACACTACGAAAATAAAATAGCAATATTCCAAAAGTGGTGGATAGATAAAGGTTATGAGGATGGAATACCAGATGAAGCAGATTATAGGCTAGAGCAAGAAAGGAAAGTTCCTTCATGGAGAAGGGTGTGCAAGTCATTACTAAGAAATGATTATTGGTGTAAGGGGTTATCATTTACGCAGCATAAATCAGAAGCCTATGAAAAGTATTTACTGCTTATGAAAAAAAGAAGGGAAAAATGGCAACCAGAATTATTTAGTTAAATATAATTTCTATATCTTTACATTTAAATAAACCACTTATGAACGAATTAACAAACTTAATTAACTATCTAAGCAAACTGGACTTAGACGAGCAAGTAAATGCAATTAACGAAGTAAAAAAAGAATTGCATAAGATTAGTCCTTTTAGACATGAGCCAGTAGATTGTGTACTATGGGTAAAGAACACGTCAGTACACGCAAACGATTATAACCCTAATAGCGTTGCACCTCCAGAAATGGAGTTACTAAGGTTAAGTATTGAAGCAGACGGATACACGCAGCCCATAGTAACTATGCAGGAAGAAGAAGGCACTAGAGAGGTAATAGATGGATTCCACAGAAACAGAGTAGGTAAAGAGTGTTCAGATATTCAAGCAAGGGTTAAAGGTTATTTACCAGTAGTTACTATTAATGAATCTAGAGAGGATAAAGGAGATAGAATAGCTTCTACAATAAGACACAATAGAGCAAGAGGTAAGCATAAGGTAACCGCTATGAGTGATATTGTAGTAGACCTTAAAAAGCGTAATTGGTCAGATGAAAAGATAGCCAGAGAATTAGGAATGGATGCAGACGAGGTTTTAAGATTGTGCCAAATATCTGGACTAGCTGAAATGTTTTCAGACCAAGAATTTAGCCAAGCATGGGAGATTAACTCTGTTAACGATTTAGATAACCTAGAAGATGAAGAATAGATATTATCTATAGGCTATAGAAAAGATTTATATAAAAAACTAAAGAAAAGTTTTGCAATATTAAAAAAAGGTTTATCTTTGATATATCAATAACGATTAAACCAAACACAATGAACACAGAAAACACACAAAAATTAACTAGAGAAGAATTAAGATTTTGTATCAAACAAAACAATGCATTGCATACATCAGTACAACCTATTGAAAGATTAAAAGAGTTTCATTTTTCAATATTTATTAAATATTTTTCAGATAAAGAAAATGGTTTTATTTGGAATAGAATGAATACAAATGGTAGTTGGTCTTGGAGATGGTTTGATAATTATAGTGATGCAGTTGATTATATGAATGGACATACTTTAGAATATATCAAAAATAAAAATAAATAATTAACAAGGGGAGCAGCATCCTAACAACTGCGTAACATTATGAACAACCTAGAAACATTTATCCAAAAGAATCCGACTAAAGTTTTTTTTATCATTATCATTATTTGTATATTAGCAGACAATTTTTAACCACTAAATAAGAACACAATGAAAATTCAATTAGTTAAAGAAGTAAACGACAAAGGAGAAACTTGGTACTGCGTAGAAAAAGACGGCAGATACATTCCAAGTACATTAACAAGAAAGTTTGAGGAAGCAGTAGAATCTTATAACAAGGTTATCTCTGCAGACCCTACTAGGGAAGTTATTATGGAAACCGAAATAGATTACTAATGGAGCAAGGATTTCAAATAGATTGCTTTGTTGATACAGAAGTAATCGTTAACATTCAGCCTACGAGAGTAGAGGAATGTCATGGGTATCACTACTTCGATGATAGCGATGTAGAAGTAAATGTAACTAGGGTTTATATTGAGGTTGCAGGAGTGCAGATAGATATAACAGACAGACTAAGAGCAGAGGAAATAAAAGCCATAGAGGACACACTAGAACCAAATATAGATTTATGATAGGAGCATTACTAAAAGAAAACAGACAGAAGAAAAACCTAACGCAGAAGCAGTTAGGAGAGAAAGCAGGTATAAGTTTTGTAGCAGTTAACAGAATAGAAAGAGGCGCACAACCTAGACTTTCTGTAGCTAACAAGTTATTTAACGCTATGGACTTAGACTTGAAATTTGAAGCAGTTAATAAATTAGGTGTTTCATAGGTATTAATCAACCCCTGCTATTCTTGGTGGGGGTTTTAAATTTTTTATTATGACTTGGAACGATATTAACCTTTATCAGTATCAGCAAATAATTGAGGCTAACAAAATTGAATACCCTATTGACAGAATAGATAGGCTTATAGCTATTGTAAACAACTGGACTGCTAACCAAGTAAACGATTTAAATGTAGAGAAGTATAATGCCGAAGTCAAGCGGTTAGCTTTCCTAGATACTGAACCAGATGGGCAGCCTGTTAAATATATTGATGTAAATGGCAAGAGGTATAAGTGCATCTATGACGTCAGAAAGATGCCTAGTGCTAGGTATATTGAATCTAAAGTATTTCAGACCGACCTAATACCTAACCTGCACAAGTTAGCAGCCAGTATGGTAATACCAATGAAGAAAACTATCTGGGGTTGGAAGGAAGTGTCTTATGATAGTATCATGCACCCAGTCTATTCAGAGGATATGCTAGAGGCTAAATTTAAAGACATCTACCATTCCATTGTTTTTTTTTATCATGTTTACAGGATTTGGATAGAGGTTTCAAAGGGTTATTTGAAAATTCAGTTGCAGATGCAGGGAGTGAATCAGTCGGAAAAGGCTCTAGCCGATTTATTGAATATTATGGATGGCAGTATAGCACCACACAAGTTGCAGAATACTATCGTATCACGCTTAACGAAGCATATCAATTACCAGCCATAGAGTATTTAAATGCCTTGTCCTATTTGAAAGC